GAATACCGGATTAGCCATCCAGCACCCACTTCATCTCACAGGGATGACCTACCCATCCCGTGGCTACAGAACCGGGCTGCAGCAAGAGGTCAGTTATATAAAAAGTGCCTGTGCAATTGGTAATACACACACGCACCGTAATGGATTTTACTTTGGAGAAGTAGCTTTCCGGCGTAATCTTCTCCTGTGTTTTAGAAAAATAAGCCATAAGCACCTCCATCAGTACAAATCAATAAATCTTGTTTCTATGCTGCCGTCCTCATATTCAATGACCACCTCAATGCCGACCTGGGCATCATCGGATAATTTCTTTAAGTCATCCGAGGCAATCTGCGCCGACAGCGTATAACTGCTGCGATTGGACGGATATACGGTCTGGGCAAGGCTCAAGGTCATGCCTTCCACACCCACGGCCTTAAAGGATGCCGTGCCGGATGCACCGTTTTCTCCATCTGCCTCAAAGCCGGAACTCACCCAATAGGCAAGACCGTCATCGGCACGGGAGTTTCGCAGATGATTGAACGGCACAAGTTCACGGATATCGTTGTTGGATACCATTCCTGTGCCTTCCAAAGCATCGGCAATGGTATCAATGGAACTGACCGAACTGCCGAGATTTTTCAGCGTGGTGGAAAGTTCCAACACCGTGTTCCAAGGCTCCTGCAGGTTGTATTCACGGCGCACGATACGGGTGGTAACGGAAAGTCCCAAGTCCTTATCTTCCACACGGACATAATCGCCCAAGTTCCAGGCTTCATGCTCATAGCCCGTCAGAACGGACAAGTCCATCGCATTCAGCACATAAGAAACGGAAGGCTTGCAGTATTCTGCAAGGCGCATGGCCGTGTATTCCTTCATCTGATATGGATTGGTAAAGGAAGAACAGTCCAGAGTGCTAATACGCACTTCCTTGGAATAAGTAAAGTCCTCAAGATAGGGTTTGCCACCATTGATGTCGGCAAAGGTCATGCCGTTGGCACCGACCGCATAAAGCCTTGTTACAAGGGAGCGGGTGTCCACCACACGTTCAATACTTTTCATGTTCTTCTTATATGCAAACAGGGCACCGCTGTCTTTGCCGTTTACCGTCAGCAGATGCACCAGTCGGTTCGGACAGTCAAATACAAGGTCGCCGCCGTGGAGATTCGCAACGCTGCGTAAAATAGACAGTGCGTTCTTTTCTGTGGAAGTCCATGTTCGCTTGGTGGTAACATTGACCGTTCCCACGCTCCACTCAGTATCTGCAAGGGCGTATGCCATCGCCACATCCGCTGTTTCCGCATCAAACTTCTTTTCTTCTTTACGGACGGAAAAGGTCAAATCGTAAAACTCCGCCTCGGCATAAATCTGCGTGACAGTGTTTCCGGTGCTGTCTTTCACATCGGTAACGGTACGCACCTTATACACATCATCTACGATTTGGATTTTCTTCTCGTTTTCCAGATACTTTCGTTTGCTGTCTCGGAACGGAATGCTAAAGGTCAGCGTATCCTCGCCGTTGATTTCGCCTGTAACGATGATATCGTAGGCATTCTCCAAAATGGCCTCCCACGCACCGTTATCATCAAGCACCACGGGACGGGCATAACCGATTTTCTCATAAGGAGCCTTTGGAATGTCGTAAAGACGGATATCGATGAGTTTCGGTGTTTTACTGGTATCCGTTGTAGTGAGCGTGACCTTGAAACGGATATAGTTTCGGTTCGGAGATTGCAGCTTGCCGTCCGTTCCAACGGCGACCCAATCGCTCCAATCGGTAAGGTCATCACTGGTGGAGGTTTCCACCGACGCCACAGCCGTTGTGCCTGCCACATACTCACTTGTATAGGACACCTTGCCTGTGCCGGAGAGATTGCATTCAGCCGCCTTGGTATAAAGGATGCCGCTTTCAGGATAGACACCATCCGTTGCTTTCAGCGTTACACCGCTTGCATCGGTAAGGGCATCCACATCAGCAGAACTGTCAGCACCGTTGCAGAGAATGGTGGCATTAAAATAATCCACCAAATCGTCTGTGGTAAGTTGAGAATCGCAATCCAGGAACCACTCGTCAAAGCCGCCTGCGTAATAGTAGGTGTCGGCGTGCATACCAATGACCAGATCCGCCGTACAGGATGCGTTCAGCGTTCCCGTAAAGGTCAGCACTTCCGACTTCCAAACCACACCGGAAGAACGGTCACCCACAACATAGGTGAACTGCTTATTATTCGGTTCAATGACTCCTGCGATAAAATACCAACCGCCATTTTTTAGTGTAAATGTCGGTGTCACGGTCTTATCAAGGATAAGGCTGCCAGAAGAATTGTAGAGCATAATTCTCGGCTTGCCGGAATACAGGGACAGATAGAAAATCGGCTGCCCCGGACCGTAACGGGTATTGAATATCGGGCAGAAAGTGTTACCTACAGAATAGGTGGTAGGACACATCCAGCCTCCTACGATGATACGCTCACCGAGGTTTGCAAAAATACTGCCGTCATTGGTCACCTGCAGATGAGTTTTCTCCGTGGTCGGATTATTGATGTTGAAACGAATCTGTCTGCCTTTCGGACTGTTTGAAAGGTTGGCCGTCGTGCCACTCCAGTTCACAACAGTAAAATTTCTGCCATAACCGGAGGAATCGGCAAGAGCCGTATTTTCATCCGGTGCAGACTCGTTGAAACGCCAAAGACCGGAGGCAGCATACTCCGCAGGAAATTCTCCTGTAAAATCCGTCTGTTTGTTCAGTATCATTTTCAGAGCCATGCCGTCACCTCCATCTGCTCTTAGCCCCAATTTGTAATTCCGTCAGCGTAGCGTTGTTTACTTCCACTGTGACGGTGTTCTCTCCGACAGCAAGGGTCGGAAAGTTCAGTTCCTGTAAATATGGCAGACCGTTTCGGAGTGTCTCGCCGTTTTCATCCACCACATAAGCGGTCATTTTATCCGTATCCACAACAAGAGTTTCTCCCTCTGACAGCGTTGCGTTTACGATTTTCAGTTCCGAGCCGTTTGTGGTAATGCTGATATAATTGCTTGCCCCAGCGGTCACCACACCACTGATGCGATAAACAGGCAAAGACTCAATATTGCCAATGGCACGGTTCACGGTGTGAGTGCCTTCCTCCGTGATGAAGAAAGTTTCATCCGTGATGGCATAACCGAAAGGATCTGGGCAGAAGAACTTCAAATCAAAAGAACCTGCCGAGCGGATGAGCCTTTCACAGTCCACCGCATCGTTAAGCCTTGCCATGAAGTATCTGTCCGGCACATCATCAAAAATAAGCTGGCGCAACCCCTGCACAGGGTCAAGCCACGCTGCGATATCATCCAAGGCTGATACCAACGCAGTAAAATTAGCCTTGGGGTAAATGTTACAGTGGACAGTGATTTCACGGTAATCGAAATCTGCACCGAAATCTGCCACACCGTATTTACCAGGCACGGTGGTGGTAAAATTACGCATCTTACCACACACCTGCCAGGAAGTAAGGCGAGCTTTGATGCCCATGCTGCCCGACGTAATGTCATTGAAAATAAAACCCATAGGTCAAAACCCTCCTTTATGCCGTAGTAAAGTGTCCCTGTGCACGGGAGCCACTTTGAATCAAATTGTAAAGTTCCTGGGAAATCTTGCGGATATCCTCTTCGCTTCGGACAATCATCTGCTGAATGGTAATCAGCGCACCACTGCCCAATCCTGCACCGGATATCGTATCGTTACGGTTTACTGTTCCGTTCACGCTAAAGTCCGTAGAAAGTGCCGTGGTCATTTCATCTGCAAGACCGTGCATAACATCGTTGATGTCCTTGCTCATGCTTTCAGCAGCGGCAACCGCATCTTTACCATTGGTATTGATTGCACCTGCCAGACCTTCCACAAGCATTTCACCGACCCATCCCATTTCCTTGGACGGAGATGCAATGCCGAAGAAGTCACAAATACCATCCCATATGGAAGAAATCCAACCGGATACCTTGTTCCAAAGCCAGGATGCAAGGGACTGGATGCCCTGCCACAGACCCTTTACAAGGTTTGCACCAACACTTGCAAGCTGAGATACACCTTTTCCAAATGCCGATACCAAGCCGGACAGAATCTGCGGTACGGCTTTCACGATTTCCACGATGATGGTAGGCAGGTTCTTAATCAAAGAAGTAAGAAGCGTAACACCTGCCTGTACGATTTGCGGAATGCTGTTTATAAGGGCATTGACCACAGAACCGATAATCTCCGGAATTGCTGCCACAATGGTTGTGATGATTTCCGGTAATGCCTGGATAAGGGCAACGAGCAAATCGATACCCGCCTGGATGATTTGAGGAATGGAGCCAAGCACGGCTGTGATGATGCCCTCAATAATCTGCGGGATTGCCTCCACGATTGCCACGATGATTTCCGGTAATGCAGATACAAGCGAAGTCAAAAGCTGAATGCCTGCGTCTATGATTTGAGGAATCGCACCAATCACAAATTCCACGATTGCCAAAATAATGGACGGCAGTGCCGCAATCAGTACGGGAATCGCCGTAAGCAAACCATCTGCAAGACCTTGGATAAGCTGAAGGGCAGCATCCAAAATCATCGGAAGGCTGTCAATCAGACTCTGCACAATGGTAATGACCGCCTGTACTGCCGTTGGAATCAAAGTAGGAAGTGCCTCTCCGATACCCTGTACCAAAGACATCACTATCTGAATAGCGGCATCTATAAGCAGAGGCAGATTTTCTATCAGCGTGTTTACGATGGTCATTAATGCTTCAATCACCACGGGGATGAGTTCCGGCAGCATGGTCAGTATGGTGTTCAGAACCTGTGAGAACAGGTCGACCACCGTATCCAACAGCGTAGGAAGAAGTTCTCCCACGGTCGAAAGCAGTGCGTTCAGAGCCGTTGGCAGTGCCGAGATAATGTTTTCAATCACCGGATTGATGTTTGTCAGCACATCCTGGAAGGCATCCACCACATTATTGCAGAGCATCTCAATGTCGGCATCCGCATTACCGAAACCAACGATAAGGTTATCGATGGCGGCCTTCATAGAGTTCATGGAACCCTTAATGGTATGCTCGGCTTCTGCTGCCGTTGCTCCTGCCACACCCATGCTTTCCTGGATGACGTGGATAGCCTCCACTACATCCGCATAGGAACTGATATCATATTCAATACCGGAAATAGCCTGGGCATCGGCAAGCAGACGTTCCATTTCGGTCTTGGTACCGCCGTAGCCGAGTTTCAAGTTGTCCAGCATCGTATAATTCTGCTTGGCAAATCCCTGGTATGCATTCTGGATGAGTCCAATGTCCGTACCCATCTTATTGGCATTATCCGCCATGTCGGTAATGGCCATATCCGCATACTTTACTGCCGCCTCGGTGTCACCACCGAGAGAGGAAATAAGAGATGCAGAAAAAGAGGTAACCGTGGACATATAGTCGTTTGCCGACATACCCGCCGTCTTGTAGGCGTTATTGGCATACTCCTGCAACGATGCAGAGGAATCCTTGAACAGCGTATCGATACCACCGACCAACTGCTCATACTCTCCATAGGCTTCTACTACGGCTTTTCCAAGGGAAACTGCGGCGGCAGCGGCAGCCGTGACCACCGCTCCCATTGCCACACCTACGGTTTTCAGTGTAGAACCGAGCTTAGAGAACTTACCCTCGGAGTCATCTGCGGCGTCCCCGGCATCATCGATTTCTTCTTCCAGATCATCCGCAGCATCGGCGGCATCGTCCATCTCACGCTCCGCCTCATCAAGAGCCGTATTGTTACGGTCGAGTTCACGCTCCATATCGTTGAGCGCCGCCGTAGCATTATTAAGCTGAATCTGCCAGTTCTGTGTTCTGCGGTCATTTTCTCCGAAAGATTCGGAGGCACTGGCAAGGGCAGAACGGAGCGTTTCGATTTTCTGTTTCTGTGCCTCGATTTCCTTATTCAGCACCTTGTTTCTTGCCGTGAGTGCTTCTACGGAACTGTCGTTTTTATCGAACTGCGATTGAACGACCTTCATTTCCGAACCGAGAACCTTGAAGGACTGATTGATTTCGGACAGCGCCTTCTTGAATTCTTTCTCGCCCTCAAGACCGATTTTTAAGCCAAAATCATCTGCCACTTCAAACCACCTCCTTCATCAGATTCCGGCAGGAATAATGTCATCAATGGAATATTCCCTTACAGGCTTCGCAAGTCCGTTATACTGTTTGTGGCACTCCCATAAATCCAGGAGCAGACCAAACGGCATCAGCCACACCTCATCCTGCGACAGATGAAGATGGGCGATGCCGTAATATAAAAGTCGAGTAAATAACTCTTCGTCACTTACTCGACCACTGCGTTTTTTGAGTCAGCCTCACTGACCACATTTCTCTTGGTGCCCTTATACAAAGCCTCGGTAATGGCAGCCTTGTAATCTGCCAGATCAAGAGGTGTGGTCAGAAGTTCCACCATCTCCTCTGTAAGGACATCCTTTTTATTTTCCTTGTTCTTCAGATTGTGGACAAGGATGGACTGATTGGCAAGCAGTGTAATCAGCCACACGATTTCGCCGATAGCCATCTCGAAGTTTTCGGATTTCATCAGCTTATCGCCAAGGTTCTCAAGACCGCCGTAGCGTCCTGCGATTTCCTTGGTCGCCTTGGTGGTCAAAAGCAGTTCGTACTCGTCACCACCGATATTGATAATTGCAGAGCGTTCTTTATCCATGTGTCATATCCTCCTTATTCCGCAGCCTCGGTAGCATAGGAAGGTTCATACACTTCCTGATACCAGTTCGTGATAACATCTGCTGCAACAGTAGAATCGCCCTCTGTAACTTCTGCCTTCCAAGGGTGCTTGTTCTGACCGTCCACCTTGTTACGGCGAAGGATTGTACCCTCGATGGTAGGCGTACTGAAAGTAATGCTGTCACCCTTGGTAGCAAGGTTCGTGGCAGGGATACCGAACTTCACACGGTAGAGCCAGTAATACTTGTACTTGCCGTTGGATTTCTTTGCTCTAAAACCTACCGCCACAGGCTCACCGCCGTCCTCACTTGCGGAAACCACCACGCCGTTGGCATCGATGGTCGCACCCGTAAGGTCGGATGCCACGGCAGCACCGATATCATCCACACCCAGGGAAAGTGTGCCGTTTTTGAATTCCTTTACGATTTCCGATGCACCGTCATCGGCATAAAGGGTTGCCTCTGCAAGTTCCACCGACAAATCAGCGGTCATTGCCTTTGCCAACTGAACCGGAGATGCGTAGGTTTCGTTGCCGTTCTCATCCTCGGTGATTTTGGCATAATACAGTTTGTCAAGACCAATAGTAGCCATTGATTATTCCTCCATTTCATAATGTTTTGCCACATCCACGTTGTAATGGAAGTAGCCTGTTTCTGTTTCATAACCGATGTATCTTCGGTCAGTTATGGTAAAATCCGCACCAAGCACGGCACGGACGATTGCGTTTTTCTCTTTGGTATAACTGCCTTTGGCATACAGGGAAATTCGTGCCTCCTGGACATCACATCCGGGAGCGTTATCCGCATGAAGTTCAAAGCTGTCTGCCATCGGCACGATTACGATATATTTCTCCGGAGCATCATCCTTAAAAACACCCGTTTCAAGGGGAATGCCCAAAGGCTCCAGAACCGTATTGATATCTGAAAGTACACTCACAGCTTTCTGACCTCCTCTTCAAATTTATCCTGCATGGCACTGATACAGGCAGTGCGAGATGCCGTTTTTGCGGGTTTCATAAAAGGTTTGGCAGGCTGACCGTGTTTGCCGTATTCGATGATATTGGCGAGTTTTGCGTTGCTGATACCATCTCCACGGGGTTCCGCAAAGCCAACCTTGATGTTGTGATTGCCGTTCTTATCCATCTTTACAGAGGACAGACCAAGCGCCGACTCCAGTTCTCCTGTGGAACGGGATTCATACTTTGTGCCGTTTCCAACCACAGATGCAAGATTGCTCTGTGCCTTGGCAAGGACAATCTCACCTCCAGCTTCAAGCACCTTTTCCGCCACAGGGTCAAAGTCCGAACCGAGCCTTGAAATACGTTGCAAAAACTCCTCCGGCATTTTGATATCCACTTTAGCCACTTGTCGCCACCACCTTTTTCGCAAGCACCTCCGTATACATTCCTCTGCCTTTCACATCTTCAACGGATGTAATTTCAAAGCGTCCGTCCTCACATACCAGGATGTGGTCTGTGGTAACAGTAAGACCGGGAATGCAGCGGAATCGGAACAGGTCGGTTGCCTCGGAAAAAGCGGCGAGGTTTGCCCACCGTTCACTTCCGTGTCGACCTTCTCTGTACACACGGACAGATGCGAGGATTTCATCCGCCGTAGCAGAGAAACCCTCGCTGTCCTTGATGCGTTTTGTAATGACAATATCTGCAAAGCCGTTCATTTTTCCGAAACTCATATCACACCTTCCAATCTCGGTCGAGCCTTAACAGAAGATTGACCGTATTCCAGACCTGCTGTCCGGCTTGCACATTATCTGCAAAGAAACCGCCCGTAGAACCGTCACGGGATTCATAGAAATGCGATGCCAACATAATCACGGCTTGTTCCGTGGTAGCGGGCATCGCATTTTCCGTATAATATCCTGCCTGGATATGCTGATAACTTTCCGCATAAGAAACGGCGGCAGTGATGAACCTTTCAATCAATCCATCATCCACCGAATGCTCCAGTATCAGATTTTCCTTAACCTTCGTCAGAAGTTCGCTCATCACTGCCACCTCCCATCTTAGGCAGCAGCCATCTTGAGCAATTTCACGGCTTCAGCAAGCACCAGCTTGCCGTCCACACGCTCCTTGGCAACAAAGCCGACCATACCGTTTCCGGCGAAGAGTTCCTTGAGTTCTGCAAAGGAACGAGTACCACGGTCGCCAATGTTGTAGTAGCTGTAGTCACCGAAAGCAATGGCAGGCATACCCGCAGTGATTACAGGGAAATAAGGAGAAGTGTACACCTCATAACCCAAGAGTCTGCCAGGCTCTCCCGCCTGTACGGAATCCTGCCAAAGGTAGCGGCCGTTCTTGTCGGTCAGCTTACGGATGGCAGCCAAAGTCTGGTCATTGCAGATAAACTTGGCGTTCTTACGGTAAGGACGCTTGAGGGAGTACACAAGGTCGATGATTTCATCGGCAGTGATATCCGTTGCAGATGCAGCAGTCACGCCAATCTGGGCACCGCCTTCCTCGGCAAGCAGACCCAAAGGCTGACCAGTGCCGGTACCGTTGAGGAAGGCATCCTCTTCGGCATTTGCCAGAGCCTTGGAGAACTGACGGATGATGTAATTCTCAAGACCGAAGGCATTGTCATACAGAAGTTCCTCGGTTACCTTAACGGCAACATGGAGTTTGTGTGCGTCCAGGTTGATCTGGGAGAACTTCGCATCACCCCAGGTGAGTTCCTCGCCCTCGTCAATCCACGCAGCCGCAGGCTTAGTGGCAGCGATGTTGATTTTACGCTCACCGCTTGTAGTGATGGTGTGACCCAGCTTACGGAAGATGTTCTCTTCCTCCAATGCCTCGATAAGGCGGGAATCATACTCTTCGGGTACGAGGTAACCGCCGTCTGCATCCACACCCTCCTGGAGAACATTGGAAACATTACGGAAGTTGGTACGGAGAGCCTTAAGCATACCGTCCTTATAGGCATCGGAAGCACGTCCGGTCTTTTCCTTCTTGCCGTCCATAGGTTTGCCGTTCATAGGCTTTTCAGTGATGGGAGCAGAGGTAGGCTTGGAAAGCTGTGCATCCATAGCGGACATAGCCTCCATACGCTCGATTTCAGCGCCGTAGTCCTGAACCTTCTTCTCCATCTGTGCATAGGTCTTTACATCCTCATCGGAAAGCAGACCGTCCTTGTCGCGCTTGGTTTCCACAAAAGCCTTTGCAGCCTCCCAAGCCTGGTTACGCTTTTCGCGCAGTTCGTTGATAGTCATAATAAATTACCTCCAATTTTTAATAAGATTTAGCCTGTCCATAAGGTCATCGGCTTTGGTTTTTCGGGTTTCTTCGGACTTGATTGCACACTTGGCGGCAACCTTATCCATAAGGGAATTGACCACATTTGCCTTGGAATAAAGCATAGACACCTGCGGCACTTCCACTTCGTCCGCGGTAGTTCTCTGCATGATTTCATCAGCAAAGCCAAGTTCCACGGCCTTGTTTGCGTCCATCCATGTTTCTGCATCCATGAGGTGGGACAGCTTTGTACGGGACAATCCTGTCTTAATCTCATAGGCATTGATGATGGAATCCTTGACACTACCGAGCATATCGATGGCTTTCTGCATTTCGCCGGAATCACCGAATGCTACCGTCATAGGATTGTGAATCATCATCATGGATACCGGGGACATCAGCACTTTCGTTCCTGCCATCGCAATCACGGATGCTGCGGAGGCAGCGATGCCGTCAATCTTGACCGTGACATTGCCCTTGTAATCCATCAGCATATTGTAGATCTGGGCTGCTGCCACGCAGTCACCGCCGGGTGAGTTAATCCACACGGTAATATCACCGGAGCCTGCCATGAGTTCGTCCTTGAAAAGCTGTGGAGTGACGTCATCGTCAAACCAGCTTTCTTCTGCGATTGTTCCGTTCAGAAACAGTGTCCTCGCCTCCGGCATCGTTTCCGTCTGTGCCTGGTTCTTCCACTTCCAGAACTTCTTCATCGGAATTTTCCTCCTTTCCGTCATTGTCGGTTGTATTTGCAAAAGCACCCGCATCTTTCAGAGGGAGCATATTGCCGTTGATAAGGTAAAGGTCGCCGCCTTCTTCCGCAGGGATACGGTCGAGGTTTTCCAGTTCGCGGATATCGTTTGCCGACATCCAACCGTTCTGACGACCAATGGCGTAGCCGTTCATACGGCTCTGATAATCGCCACGGAGCAGGCCTTCTACATTGAATTTCACAAAGTAGCATTTCTTTTCATCCTGTGACAGGAGCGTCCTCTGAATGGACTGCTCCCAACGAATGACCCAGGGGTCAAGGGTGTATTTCACAAACTCAAGGGACTGCTGCTCTATATTAGAAAAGCTCGACTTCTCAAGGTCGCCCACCATATGGGGAGGGACTCTGAAAATTCGAGCAATTTCATTGATTTGGAACTTCCTTGTTTCAAGGAACTGTGCCTGTTCCGGGGAGATGGAAATCGGTGTATACTTCATTCCTTCTTCCAGAACAGCCACCTTATTGGAGTTGGAACTGCCGCCAAAGGCAGCCTGCCAGCTTTCTCTGACCCTCTGCGGATCCTTGATGGTGCTTGGGTGTTCCAACACACCGCCCGGCGTTGCACCGTTGGCGAAGAACTTGGCACCGTATTCCTCACAGGCAATCGCCATGCCGATGGCGTTCTTTGCCATAGCAATCGGACTGTATCCCACAAGGCCGTCAAAGCCGAGTCCCGGAATATGAAGCACATCGGAAGGCTGCAAGGTTACTGCAAACTCCTTGTTTTTAATAACCTCATCGGGGCCACGGTAATAGGTGTAGTACAGATGACCGTTTTCATCCCTGTCCACGCTCATCTTGTTTGGCATCAGCGGATACAGGGCAACGACCTCATTCTTGCCGTTTCGGATAACCTGGGCATAGGCGTTGCCCCACAGGAGCAGATGGGTCATGAGTGTCTCTCGGAACACGAAAGAACTCATTTCCGGATTCGGCTCATCATGGAGCAATCGGTAAAGAGGATGGTCGATGGCTTTTTCCTTGCCACCGTCATTGTTATATTTATACAAATGCAAAGGCAAGCCTGCAACGGCTTCAGCCAGGATACGGACACAGGAATACACCGCCGTCATCTGCATGGCAGAACGCTCTGTCACTGCTTTGCCGGAAGTCGTACCGCCCATGTAAAAGGTGTAGGCACTGCCCGCTGTTCTGTTTTCAGGCTTATCTCTGGACTTAAACATTCCAGTAAAGATACCCATATCAAATCACGCTCCTTCCTAAATAAACAAAATGCCACGGTCATCGTATACGCTGGCACTGTTGGTATTGCCACAGCGGATTGCACGGTCGAGTGCCATGATGGTTGCAACAGCACCGTCAATCTTTTCTGTGGATTTTGCTTTGTCTGCCTTGATGTTTCCGGCAGGGTCCGTTTTGATGTAGATGTTATCCATCATCCAACGCAGCACCGGATGCCCGCCGTGAGCCAGTTTTTTCTCCATCGCAAGTTTCATCAGTTCCTTGGTCGGAGGGGACATATCTTTATATCCTTGACCGAACGGTACTACCGTAAATCCCATACCCTCAAGGTTCTGTACCATCTGCACAGCACCCCAACGGTCATATGCGATTTCACGGATGTTATATTTCTCACCCAGGGACTCTATGAATTTCTCGATGTAGCCGTAATGAACTACATTGCCCTCGGTAGTCATAAGCAAGTCCTGCCGTTCCCAAATGTCATACGGCACATGGTCACGGCGAACACGCAGGTCGATGTTGTCTTCCGGTATCCAGAAATATGGGAGAATGATATATTTGTCATCCTCGTCCTCCGGCGGAAATACCAATACGAAAGCCGTGATATCCGTAGTGGAGGACAAGTCTAAACCTCCGTAGCAGACACGGCCTTCCAGTTCAGATTTGTCTGTCGGGAATGCACAGGCATCCCACACCGCCATCGGCATCCAACGGACAGCCTGCTTGACCCACTGATTCAGCCTTAACTGACGGAAAGCGTTCTCTTCGCCGGGGTTCTGCTTTGCCTGTTCACAGGCTTGCTCCACCTTGTCGATACCGACCGTTACACCAAGGGATGGATTGGCTTTTTTCCATACTTCCGGGTCTGTCCAATCATCATCGTCCTCTGCACCGTAAATCACAGGGTAGAAGGTAGGGTCAACTTTTCGACCTTCGATGATGTCCTTTGCCTTCTGGTGGATTTCATAGCAGATAGACTGCGTATCATTTCCTGCCGTGGTGATCAGGAAATAAAGTGGCTGCATTCTTGCATCACCGGAACCCTTGGTCATTACATCAAACAGCTTTCGGTTCGGTTGGGTATGCAACTCATCAAAAATAACACCGTGGGTATTGAAACCGTGCTTATTTGCTACATCCGCTGACAGAGCCTTGTACTTACTTCCCGTAGGATTGTAGGTCATGGTCTTCTGGCTTGCCTGGATGGTCATTTTATTTTTCAGCAGAGGACTTCGCCTTACCATCTCCAAAGCAACGTCAAATACGATTCGTGCCTGGTCTTTATCCGCAGCACAGCCGTAAACCTCTGCACCCGGCTCAAAGTCGGCACACAGAAGATACAGTGCCACGGCAGCCGCAAGTTCCGATTTTCCTTGTTTCTTCGGTATCTCGATGTAGGCTGTGTTGAACTGCCTGTAGCCATTTGGTTTCAGAACACCGAAGATGTCACGGATAATCTGCTCCTGCCAGTCAATCAGTTCAAATGGTTTTCCGTCCCATGTGCCTTTGGTATGACAGCAGAATTTTTCAATAAAACATACTGCGTGGTCGGCGGCATCTTTATCGTAATAGCTGCCTTCCGCCATAAATCGGGTTGGTTTGTAGTTTTTCAGTTTTCGCAAATGCCGTCACCTCCTCAAAAATGGCATAAAAAATAGCCGCCACCATAATCGGTGCGACCGTCGTATACGAGGAACAGAGCCTCACGGCTCCGTCCTGCCTTTACAGGATTTTTAATTGTGTTCGTTCAGTAAAATGCAAAGGGCAAGGTTGGCTTCTTCGGTTGCGGGTTTAACATCCCAACCTCTGTCATAGTTGGCAATAACCTCACCATCGAGTTTCAGCATCAGCTTGCTGATTTTACCGCCGTTGATGCCGAACTGGCTGCCTTCCTCATAAACCTTAATCCAGTAATGGACTGCCTTGCAACCTCCGTCCTTTTGCGGGATGCCGATAGTTCCTTCTTTCCACATAGTCAGTCCTCCATTTCGCCTGTCAGAATAAAGTGGGTGTATTCCTTACGGTGTTCCTCAAGGTATACCACCAATTCGTAAAAATGCATCTCGTTGGCAATGTACTGCACCATCGGAACATCAAACATATTGGTTCGTCTGGTTGCTCGGATGGCGAGTATCTGTTCCTTGATTTTATTCATCGGTGCAGACCTCCTTACCCATAAGCAGTTCCGTGTAAATCTTGGTGTAGCGTTCACACTCGCTGCCCTCGGAACCCGCAATGGCTTTGATGTAAAAGTCTGCCGCTTCTTTTCTGCTGTCCCAGACTTCCGTCTGACCGTAGCAGGTAATCTTCACGGCATCCAGTTTTCGACAAATATCGACACCATACACTACATTCAAACCGGAGCCGTTATCCCAACGAACCATAATGGAGGCAGTATCGTCCACCCCTCGAACCGTACCCTTTGTACCAATAGGTGGTGCCTGCATATCCTCCATCTGCACCAGTTCCACACGGCAGCCTACAGGGTAGGCTTTGCGTACACGCTCGACTGTTTCTTTATTCGGAAATCTCATGCTTGGCACCTCCTTTGAAAGCACTGCTGCCGGAAAGGTTGCGGAGCAGGATTTTTCGCTCGGTCTTATATTCGTTTCCGATAAAGCCGAGGCGGAGGAGAAAACAGCGGAATGCGTATTTCTCGTTGTCCACCGCTTTTTCCGTAGCGTTGATGCGTTTCTGATTTTTACTCATTTCACAAAGGGCAGCAATGAAGTGGCTGTAAGCCTTGACTTCATCGGCATCCAATCCATCTTCGAACCAAGGGAAGGAAACCCTGTCCTCGCCGATTTCGATTGGTGTTGCCGGGATGCCCAATGCCTTCTTAATAAGACCGCCCTTGGCATCCAGAAGGTTTGTAAGGTTACCGACCGCAACCTTATCAAGGGGAATTGCCACCGTAAGCCCCACCGTTTCGCCCTGTGGCGCGTTTTCGGAAGGGGTAAGGTAATCCGGCTGGCAATCTTCCGTCGGCTCTTCTTCGGAAATTACGGCCTCCTGCTGTTCGCTGTCATAGCGGGAGAAGTCACTCTCAAACCCTACATCGTAAAGATGCTCCAGAAGCCTTTCGATGACCTCGCTGTCTGCCATATCATCAAACAGCAGGTTGCCATCCTTGTCGATTGTGAAGTAGTCTACCTCGTATGCGCAGGAAGGGACTCCCTTATACCTGCAATCGGCCTCAAGCCAGGTGGCTATGGTCTGTGCCAGTTCCTTGCGTTTTTTACCGGGAACATTGTAATGAATTTTCATGTGCAAAACCTCCTATCGTTTTGGTAGTACACATATTCGCTCTAAAACCGATAAATAGCAAGTAATATGTGCAAAATACAAGGGAGAATAGTTGTAGATTTACACCCCTTCATTTTGTGTATAGTACACGATGCCTGTCAGCACATACACCACATTGGGCAGTGCCACGCCGTTGCCCCACATCTTATACTCCGCCGAATCAGAGTGTGGGTTCTGCAGCCACTTGAAGATTTGTTTCCGTGTCTTTGGTTTGCTTGATGTTCCCACAATCTTACGATGTGTTTCAAAGATTTCTGCCCACCGTGTGAGTTCCTCTTCAGAAGGAAGTTTTTCACCGAGGTCAGCGCACCACCAATCCGGAAATCCCTGGAGCCTTGCACACTCCGTTGGAGTGAGTCTGCGGACAATGTATTCCAGATCTGAATCTGTGTCATTGACAAGCGGAGGGTCTTTGTAATCCGTAGCTACTAAAGTATTGGCAAGTTCCTCTTCCGCAGAAGTAAAGAACGATGCCTTACTGCTTGAGTAGGTGGGAACGGCAACCGCATCGGGTCCCGTGGCTTTCAGTGTGGAATTGACACCCTCATCACTGATTCCCATATTCCTTGCGAAGTTCTGACCGCAGTTATAGCTTTCACGGTCGATGGCATAAACAACGGCATGGCGGTCAACGGTATTTAAGGTGTACATGACATCACTTTCCGCATAACCGTTGCCGTGGTGGGAAGGACGAGAGCCGTTGCCTTCCACGATGGCAATGCCGCCCTGGTTGCAGGTGGGATTACCACCGTTCCCATCAAGGGTACGGGAAGTATCTGCTTTATAAAAACCACTGTTGGGGTTTGCCGATTTCATGGCATTGCTGTCCTTGGAGCAGACACCGAAAGCAGTCGGCTCTACCACAAATGGCTGATTGTTTCCGCCTGTGCCGTAAGTAGCCGCCACGGTCTGTGCCACATCAAGAGGTCCCACATAGCGGGTATCCTGGGAGTGATTTTCATAAACCGTTGCAGGAACAGCTCCCGCTCGGAGCGTTGGAGATTTTTCCGCTTCATAGCCGATGCCACGGCTGTCGGCAGAATGCTCCGTGCAAAATCCCGCAGACTCCATTACACAAGGCGGATGGTGTGCCTCGGCTCGGAGGGTGCAAGTAACATCATCGGTGACATCCATACGGTTGCCACCCTGGTCATTTAGGACGATGCCTGTCGCAGAAGTGCTTTCTTCAGAAGTTCCGGCAGTTCTTTTCCACGGGCATCGGCTCGCCTCAAGATTCCCAAACAGGCCTTCTGACTCAAATAATATTTTTCCGGCACACCCACCATTAAAATCT